ACGAAATTCATCGTCATTCTGCTACTCGCCTTTTGATTCGGATCATAATAGTATTCATCTATTGTGACCTCTGTATGCTCTGTTAATCGTAATATCGTATCATCTAAAAAGGTCATTTTTATACGACCATTTGCAGTTACGACATGATCTAACATCTCTACACCTAATCCAAGGGTAGTTTGAAAGCTATCTCCTTGTCGAGTTATTCCTCCACTACCCTTGTGTTCGGTTATATCACCAATATTATCCCCAAAGACAATACTGCTAACTAGTAAAAGACTAGTCGCCAGTATCTTTTTGTTTAATATTGACTGTAGCATTTTCTGAATCAAATTCCGCGTTTATTACTCCAAAGCATGCTGTAATGTTTCCACCACAAGTTCCACTGCTTTGAATAATATCTATGTCACCACTACTTCCAATCCACTCTAATGTTAATGAGTGGTCAGAACCGTCTGATTGAGTTGTTAAGAAATTATTTGAACTTCCTATAACATCAACATTCCAAGTGACATCATCTGAGTTAATATCAATATTCCAAACATTAGAACTACCAGTAATATCTAAATCAAAATCCAATCTTTCAGCTGAAGCTGTATAGCCCCAATCTATATCAAAAGTATTTGAAGATCCAGTTATTACAATATCTAATACTGAAGTATCGGCACTTCCACCATAACCTACGTTCCAATCCCAAATGTTTGAACTACCGGTCATGATTAAATCAACATCGGTAGCATCAAATAAGGTTGGACCAAAAATTTGGTTTAAATTTCCAATCATATCAATATCAATAGTGTTTGTATTACCAGTTAATATCCAATCAGTAGCACAATCAGCTGATGATATAGTTCCACATAATTTGTTACCATAACCTATTTGGTCGATGGTCAAAGTAAGGGTATCACCTGCTTGATCTAATAATATTTTATTATCATTTGCTCCTGCAAACACAACTACGGGGCATAATAAAAGCAGAAATGCGATATATCTACTTAACATTTTCATCTTTTATTTCCTCTTCTGGCTCAGTTGTTTTATCTGGCCAGTTAATTTTCCAGAAAGATTCTTTTTCTCCCTGATATATTAATTCTAACACAGCCGCTTCAATACATGATCGAAGTGACCGTGTAACCGATTCATTCTCTGTCATCCCATCTTCTATTTCTATAAGTTGAGTGTCCATATCAATGAATTTAAATACATCAAAACCATCTGCGATCGACAGAATAGTTTTTGATGTTTGTACGTTAAGGAGTATTTCTCCTGTCAGCGTACTCACTGCTCTCAAGTGTACGGTAACGATATCCCTTCTGTATGCTTGTGACTTACCTATTCCAAGATATCTAGCTCCTCGTCCACCTGTCTCGATATTAGTATCAAATCCTATGACACCTCCTTCGAGAATAATTCCTGCGAAAAGGAGTGGTGCTAAACCTGTATTATCCTCTTCGTCATATTGTTCTCTAGTAGTTCTGACTATTTGACGTTCTCTAGTCAAATGATCTATTCCTACTCGTTCTACTACTCTAAACCATTTACCATTACCGGCTGTTTTTAAAGCATCTATCAGCATTGTACTTGCACCTTGTGACACTGCGGTGGAGAACATTGCTACATCTCCTTTTTGTTTTCTCTGTCCTGTTAAATCAAGAAAAGAATACACTGCAACTACCGGCATTTTCTCAGCTGGTGGTAACTGCCTCAATTCCTCATGTGTAGGTAATTCTACTACTTCAGGTAGTTCTACACATTCAAAAATCCTTACACAACCTGTAGCATCTAAACCTCCAGGAGCAACAAATGATGCGCATCCCTGTATAAGTCCGATAAAAAATAATAAAAATATTAAATTTTTAACCACCATCAGGCCTACCTGCTCCTATAGGAATAACTATAATTGTTTCAGTTCCATCTTCTCCAATAATCGTCATAACTATAACTTCCTCGTCTTGTGTACAAGACCACAAACTCGAATCACACATTGTTTTTTGATAGGTAATTTGATTACCTTCTAACATAAAACTGCCGTATGTAGTTTGAGTACATGTAATGTCTATAGGATCGCAAGTTGCGAATAAATTTTCTACAAGTTGTTTACTTAATTGAGCATAAATTCTACTTTCAAGATTTCTAAAGAATTTTGCTAATGTAGTATTATCGGCATCTCTCTCTGCAGATTTTAATGCAGATTCAATGTCATCTTCTATTGCAGTTCTTCTAGATTTTTCTTGATTTTCTACTGTAAGATAATGCGATGATGTTCCTACTCCACTAAAAGATGGGTTTTTAAATTTATGAGCTAACTCATCACCAAGTATTGGAGATACTGCAAACATCAAAAACACTAATACAGCAACACTATTTCTTAACTTTCTTTTCATTTTTACCTTCTTCTTTTAATTTCATTTGTTCTCGATATTCTAAAACAACATTCACTTTCTGTTGTAATCTTATCATATCGTTATCTAACATTCTAGTCTGATCTATAACTCTAATTAACGCCATATGCATTTTACTTAATTCTGGTTTAATATACACGCTTATAAACGCCCACACATAATATATAAAATATCCCATTCCAACCGCCATAACAATTGGAAATCCAAATTCACTAATAAGAGAACCCGCCTTCATTAGTCTCTCCTAACATCTAGTTTTTTATCTTCTATGAAATTTTCAGCTCTAGCTATTCTATCAATATCTGGTTTTAATTCTAATGCATTACTTACTAATAGGTCAATTTTGATCATATCATTGTTCATTGTTCTAGCTCTACTTTCTAGCATCTTACAAAAACCTGTCAATGTTCGTATTTTACTGACAATCCCTTGTAATATTTGCTTAATGACAAGAAAAATAAAAAATCCCATAATAAGAGCTCCAGCAATTGGGGCTCCCACATCAGTTATTAAAACAAATATTGATTCCATAGTATATCAGTATTTATTCATTTAAAGAAGTTAAAATAAAAAAGGCGTGTACAAACACGCCTTTTTGTTATATAGGGTCAAATAATATTTTATAAAGAACTATTCTCCTTTATAAAAAGTCCAAGCACCATATATTAATGCTGGCCAAGCTAAAAACTTGATTATAGGTGTTGCAACCAAAACCATTACAGCTGCGGCAATAATAATGCCACCATCCCATGATGTCCTTTCAGCTACACGAGCCTTAATCCAGTCTACACAGAGATTGATTTTATCCATTTGATTTTCCTCTTTTATTGATGTAAAGATATTTATATCACTTAGCAGAGCCAATGTTATATTTGGCAATTAAATTCCACTCGGATTTCTCCTTGTGTGGTAAAACTTTAATCTGACTCATTGGTGCTAATTGATCTATTTGAGAAGAATCTACTATTTCAAGTAGTTCCCATTCTTCCAATAATCTAGCTATTGAATTTCTTCTGGCTAAATCATTTTCAGTAAGTGTAGAATCTTTGCCATCTAATGCAAACAATTCTTTAAAATGGACTATATAATATCTACCTCTTTTATGTAGAATATGACATGATTGATACAAACTTCTATCTTTTCTAGAAGCTACACCAATTCTTGTCAATGTTTCTCTTATTTTGAGAAAATCATCATTTTCTTTAAAAGTGATTTCTAGCATATCCTCTATGCCATAACTCATCTCACACCACCTTTGTTCATTTTTGTCCTTAAAACCCCGATTTCTTTTTCTGATATTATATTTAAATATTCTTCTGCTTTTTGTCGGGATACTGAATAGTAATCCATAACGATTCTCAAATCGTCAATTTTCTCTGGTTTAATCCACTTGGCAAACCTTTTTCTTTTTCTAATTGTATTTAGTAAATAATGATATTGTAAACGATTCGAAATCTCAAATCTACGATTCATTTCATTGGCGTATAAAATACAATCTTGATAATATGCGAGTGCGCGATTTACAAGAAATGGCTCATATTCTGACTCATTCAAGTCATGCATGATATCTTGTTTAGTGTAGGTTATGGATTTAACAAAATCAAACGGATTCATTTAATGTCTCCCAAGGAAAAACAATCCAGGAGCCATCATGTTCATTAGCATATGAAACATTGAAATTATTCTTTTTTCCGAAAAGGCAAAAACCTAGAATTCTGTCTACAGAGTAAGGAGTTAAATATCGTATAACTTTTTTCATAGTTAGTCCAGTATCATAGATATCATCTACAATAAGTATTTTTTTCCCGGGAAAACCACGATAGATGTGATCAACAGCTTTAATCATATAAGGTTCTTTATCTTCAGCGTCTCTTGTTTGAAATCCTACTATAGACATTGGAACATCAAAAACATTTGATATATGAACTGCCATGGGCAAGCTACCTCGATAGATACCAACCACATGATTAAACTCAAGTTGTTTTACTTGTCTTATATCGGTTTCGTAATCATGCCAATCATAATGAATTTTATTGTCTTTTCTAAACATCTACTTAACAAAATATCCTATTAGACTTATAATAAGTAACATCATCAACGGACCTGCTATTATTATAAAGTCTAATAGTGTCATTGGATTATCGTTTTTCTTTTTGCGCTTTGCCATAAATATACTCATACATCTAACCTCACCGGCCAATGTTCAGGAACTTTCTGTGATGCTCTCTGTCTTGGTAACCAATATCTTGTGAATTCTTCATAATTATTAATATTTGATAATCCTGTTATATCTATAGGATTTTCACTTCTTCTTTGTAACTCGTCCATAAAATGTTGAACTGTATTCATAACCCAATGCCATACTAATAAATGATATCCTGAATGACCACCAGGTCTAATAAATTTTCTTTCTCTATCTTTATTATGTATCGACCATTTAGTGGAATCATTTATTAACTGTTCTGGTGTTAAAATATTAAATTCTTCAAAAGCGTCTTTATGATCATTCATAATATCTTCAATAATTGGCATCAACTGATTTTGAACAATATCTCTTAAACTCTTTTTAGTTGTAGCAGGTATATCCATTGTTATTTGTTTATAATTCTTATCTCTATATCTTGAAAAAAACCAAGATGAAGCATGTGAACTAGAATCATAAGACAAGTTATCTATGAAATTAAAGTACCTAGGAGACACAATAAACGGCATGAGCGCATTTGGATTGCCTACCCCTAGTAAATGTATGTTCTTTTTTAGATAATCTGGTACTTGATACTCTCTTATTGAATATATCATTTCCATTCTATGAACAAAATGATTACCAATTCCTTGTGAACCTGGTGCAACACCACAACACATTGTTTCTAAATCTTCGTCATCTAATCCTTTACAAATTGTTTCTATATATAATCTCCATGAGTCAACATCAGCACCTTGTGATATTAACATAATCTTTGCTCTAGAATTTTCTTTCTTAAATACTTCTATTTGTCTTTTAACATTATCTCTAGTTTCTATAGCACATTTTTTTACATCATCACGGACAAATCTTCTACCAACAGAAGATGCTTTCATAGAATTACCGCCTGTTAAAGTTAAATCATATTCAACAGGTAGCTGATCAAATATCATTGCTACATCACAATACTTTGCTTGATGATGATATACTTTATCTTTTATTTCTGATGTAATTCCCTTCGGTTTCCTTGCTAATTGTAGTCCACCACTATCTGCAAATATTCTATTCCAACTATGTTTCATAGTGTCATTCATAGTAATACCATGTCTTTTTTCTGTATGAGCGTTGAATAAGATAGACATATTTTGATTATCATACTTAGTATCCATATCAATAATTTTTTCATTCATTCTATGAATATATGGAGCAGCCGTATTCGCATTATAATAGAGATCATCTATTCCCATAGTCAAGCCTGAAATTACATATTCAAAATTCATTAATTCACCAACAAAGGAATTAAATTCTTTAACAATAACAATAGTCCAAAAGAGTTTAACATTATTAATGATCTATCTTCCCATATTGCTGCAACTACCAACCAACCTATAAGTCCAATAATTGAAAGAATTAAATCATATAATTGTAATCCTTCAACACCTCTCATTGACATTGCAATAAGAATAAAGACACTAGATACCCATTTAATATACCAATCTGGAGTATATTTAGGTGTAGCAGATTTAAACCATCTTTTAGAATACTTTAATTCTTCTTGACTCGGATTTTTCATTGTGTTGCCAATGTTAAAAACTCATTTCTAAGTTTAGATACATCAAAAAATTTACCACCAAGTTTTGATGTAGTCATTTCAGAATTTACATCCCCGACACCTCTTGACTTAACGCATAAATGTTCAGCTTGCATTAAAACAGCAACATCATACGTTCCTAAAATACATTCTAAAGCATAGAATATCTGTTCATTTAATCTTTCTTGAACTTGTGGTCTTCTAGCAAAGAAATTTACAATTCTATTCAATTTAGATAAACCAATCACATTTCCATTTGGAATATAACCTACATGAGCCGATCCATTAATACTTACAAAATGATGTTCACACATTGAATAGAATGTAATATTTTTTTGTAAGACCATC